ATGCAGGTTGATAACTACCAAAGAATTACTATGCAAGAAGAAAGCCCTACTGGACGTGCACTTGGCGGCAAAGCTCGGATGGCCAGTCTGACTCCTGAGCAGCGCAAGGAAAACGCCCGTGCTGCTGCACAGGCTAAGGCCATATTGAGAAAGTTGCCCAAGGCAACCCACTCTGGCCAACTGGCGACAAACCTTATCGACCTTCCGTGTTTTGTTCTTGATGATGGGCGTCGCGTAATCTCTGGTCGTGGGCTCACGGCTGCTATCGGCATGAAGGGTCGTGGTTCCGGAGTGTCCCGGGTTGCAGAGCATAAATTGATCAAGGCATACGGTGATTCGGCGCTAATTGCCGCTATAGACAACCCGATCAAATTCCTTGGTAAGTCCCCCAAGGGCGAGAACGAGCCAAGTGACGGATACGAAGCACACGTCTTGCAGGAAGTGTGCGAAGCAATCCTGACCGCGCGTGACAATAACTTGCTCGTTACGGAGCAGGACGAACGCTACGCCGTGCAAGCTGACATTTTGATGCGCGCCTTCGCTCGCGTAGGCATCGTGGCATTAATTGATGAGGCAACGGGTTATCAAAAAGACCGTGACAAACAGGCGCTTGCCAAAATTCTTGAAGCCTTTGTTGCCAAGGAACTTCAACCGTGGCTCAAAACTTTCCCGGACGAATACTATAGCGAGCTATTCCGCATCTATAGCATTCCGTACCCTCCAGTGGGTAATCCCCAGTGGCGGCCAGGATTTATCGGTCACATCACCAATAATGTGGTCTACGATCGGATTGCCCCAGGCCTTCTGCCCGAGTTAAAACGACTGGCAAGCAAGGAGGAACGAAAGGTTCGCTTACACCAACACCTTAGCCAGGATGTGGGGCATCCCAAACTGCAAAGCCACATGGGATCAATTGTCACGTTGTTGAAGCTCTCCCGTAGCCCAGACGAATTTTTTTCGTATGTGGATAGGTTTCACCCACGTTTTGGCACCACGGCACAATTGGACTTCACTGGAAAATCTTAGTTGTTAGACACCAGCCGTGCCATGTGACGCAGACATGCACCACTGGGCCTGTTCATGATCGCCGACTCACAAGACCTAATGCATACCTTTCCTGTTTCAGGCAGGAACAACTACGACGGCTTGATAAAGCTGAAGCTCTTGCACGGCAAGGGCTTCAGCCTTTTTCTGCCCGACGTGCTTGTCATAGATATTGACGGCTGGAAGTGGTTCCAACCGAAATTTTTTAGTGCATGTCAGCTCAGCTTTTTGGACGATGCTGGCTACGCCCAGTTGAATGTCGACGCGGACACGCAAGTCCGCTTGTTCATCGCATTTACAAAAGATCGGTTTGTTCGGAACTACCCTGACAAATCGCAGCTATACCGGTGCCGAGTTAGTAGCCCGGTTGCGCTGGGATGTTTTTCGACTGGCACCTGCACTGTTGATGACGATAGCAACATCCGATTGCAACTCTTTCATCACACACTTCCGGAAACGGTCGACAAGATTCTGAGCAGTGGTCACTTCCTTGCGTCGCCATGGAACATCCAAGGCAATAAAAAACTGGTGAACGTGGGCTACGCGTACTTCACACTTTTGCCGGGAATTGAAGATGAGGACGATCTTCGAAGTATTGCGATGGCATCTGACGCAAAAATCTATTTGCGGCCCACCAACAGCACATCGAATCGGGACGTTGTTTCGATTGATGTGTACCGACAGAGTACTTGGGATCGTCGGGCGAGTATTCAGGTTTCAGTTCCTGTTGAGATAATTTCCTCTCAACACGTATGGCGGCATGCGCCACATGGTGACGCCGTCTACTACGAAGTCAGCCATTCGCGCATAGCTCGCATTGGTCTTCAACCTGGAAAAGTTCTGCCATTTTCCGATCAACAAATCACACCAGTTGGGGATGAAATAAAGTACTTCGACTATGTTGTTCTTGGTGATGCTGACGATCCGGATGGGCTTACTGCACCCTACGACGAGGAAAATACTCGGGCGCTTTTCCAGATAGAAAACTGTGATTCTGAGAGTTTTTTCGATTTCTGGGCAAGGAATTCAAACACGGACCAAGTCAGCGGGCGCAATCCGGATTTGCAACTATTTGAGCTAAGTCAATCCGGAAAGTAACCAGAAGTTGAACATGACTTTGAAGAGTGCAAATTTGATGGAGTACCACTAAAGGGTCGGCCATACCACTTACCATCCCTAGCCCGTAATGCCAATTCGATATCGCTGCTCCTCCCATTGCGCAGGTGGATCCACAGCCAGGTCAAACAGCGTGAGGTGATCTGGCAATTCATTCAGCAGGATTGCATCCACGATGTCCGGCGCGAGTGTCGTCAGGTTGACCATGCGGCTCACGTAGCTGTTGTCGATGCCCTCCAGTGAAGCGATCTCACGCAGCGATTTGGCCTCGCCGGACTCCAGCATGGCCAACCAGCGATGACCCCTGGCGAGGGCCAGTTGCAACGCTGTGGCGGCAGTGTCCCATGGCCGGGGCTTACCAGGCTCACCGTTGGGCAGCGTGACCTGTTTGCGCCCGGCCCGCCGCTTGAACTGGATGGGTACCGATAACGTCAGTCGTCCATCGCTGGACTGGATGACTTCTGGCTCGCCGGTTTTATGGATACGTACCTCGTTCATGCCAGTGCCTCTTCGCGCTTGGGCTCAGTGTGTTCAGGTCTCAGTTCCAATACCAGCCGCTCGATGCCGTTGGCGCGCAACCGCACTTCGAGGTCATTGGGCGACACGATCACCTTCTCGACCAGCAATCTCACAATCCGTGTCTGCTCCGCCGGAAACAGTTGGTCCCATATGGCATCGAGCCGTGTCATGGCGACGGTGACTTTCGCTTCGTCCAAAGTCGGATCCAACGCTATCGCCTGTGGCAGCACGTTACCGAGCAAGTCTGGCGAACGCAGGATGCCACGAAGTTGGTCTAGCACCGCTGATTCCAGTTCGGCTGCTGGCAGACGCGGCAAACCTGACGCACCGGCGTGCTCCTTGATGTCGCGCATAGGCAGGTAATAGCGGTATCTCTTTCCTGTCGCTTTTTTTGTGCTGTGCCAGGGTGTCAACGCGCGCCCGTCATTACCGAAAATGATGCCCTTGAGTAAAAACGGTGTGGTCGAGCGAGTGTGGTTGCCTCGCACACGGGCGTTGGTGGCCAAAATGGCGTGCACATCGTCCCATTGCGCTGGGGTGATGATGGCAGGATGTTCGGACGGGTACCAAAGCTCCTTGTGGCGAAGTTCTCCCAAATAGGTACGGTTGGCCAGCAATTTGTAAATGAGCCCCTTGTCGATTGGCTTGCCCTCCCTGACTTTGCCGTCCTGGGTCGTCCACGCCTTCGATGTCACGCCATCAAGCCTGAGTTCCTTGACCAGTGTGGTGCTTGATCCAAGTTCGACGAATCGCTCGAAAATGTGACGGATAAGTTTGCCCTCCTTGACGTTGGGCACTAATCGCCGGTTGTCAACGTCGTACCCCAGAGGCGGAACGCCACCCATCCACATGCCCTTGCGTTTGCTGGCCGCAATCTTGTCGCGGATCCTCTCGCCGGTCACCTCTCGCTCGAACTGTGCAAAGGACAGCAGGACGTTGAGCATCAAGCGCCCCATGGACGTGGTGGTGTTGAATTGCTGTGTGACCGACACAAATGACACGCCTTGGCGCTCAAATACCTCGACCATCTTGGAAAAGTCTGCCAAGCTGCGCGTCAGCCGATCGATCTTGTAGATCACGATCACATCGATTTTTCCAGCTTCAATGTCGGCCATCAGTCGTTTGAGCGCCGGTCGTTCCATGTTGCCACCCGAGAACGCCGGATCATCGTAGTCATCGGTGACCGCAGTCCAGCCCTCGGCACGCTGACTAGCCACGTACGCGTGACCTGCGTCGCGCTGGGCATCAAGTGAGTTGTACTCCTGGTCCAGGCCTTCTTCACTGGACTTGCGGGTATAGACCGCGCAACGAACGCGTTTTTTCAGAACTTCGCTCATGTCCGGACTCCCTTCTTGGCAGGTGCCGCCTTGGCGGCCCGAGTCTTGAGTCCGAAGAACAGCGGGCCCGACCAGCGTGTGCCGGTAATTTCTCGAGCAATCTGGGACAGGCTCTGGTACATCCTGCCATCGAAGTCGTAATTGCCATCGGCCGTGGCGATGACGCGGTATTCCTTGTCTTGGTACTCACGGGTGAGCATCGTGCCAGCGACCGGGCGGTAGTCCGGATCGCGTGTCTTGACCTTGCCGGTCTCGATCAGGGACTCGATGCGTCGCTTGTTGCGATCCAGCAAGCTCGCGTCCACCTTGCGAAATTCGATCTCCTGCAACTTGTAAGCAATCCGACGTTCCAGGAACTGGCGGTTGTGGGTGGGCGTGTCGCCATCAAAAAGTCGCTGCCAGAGTGATTTAATCTCTGGCATGGGCAGATCAGGCAACTGTGCGATTTGTGATGTCACCGATGGCGGTGTGGCGGGCATGGTTTTTAGCGATCTCATCAGGACTCCGAATATCTGTTGTTGACGGGGTCTGTATGAACGCTCTGGTGGCCAGTAAAGCCAAGTGATATTTCTCTTGTATTGAGAATGCTTGCGGACTGTGGCAAGGGCACCATGCGAAGGCGTGCCAGTCCTTTCGCCAGTGTCAATGCGATCTCGCGCCGACGCTGTTCCGGTGTCATTCGCTCGGGTGGGGTGTGGTTGATCTCATGCATCGGGTAGCGGTCCTGGTTGTCCAACTTGCTTGAAGCAAAATTGTCCTAAAAGACCGCCTCCGACACCATGAGGGAGTTTCGGATGCGTGCTGGTCGCTGCGGGTCAATGCCGAAACTGCGAAAGGGGGATGGCTTATTTTCTGTCGGGAAGCTGGCCGTTATTGATGAAGCGATCGAAGGTGTCTTCTAATCCCTCGTCGTCATCTTCCGCCGATTTATCCCGATCCCAAGGTTTGACTTCGGGTGGCAGGATGAGCAGCGTCATGGTTTGTCGATACTGATCGGACACGATGCGCATTTCCCGCAGGGTCACGCCCTCGGGCTCATTTGAGAACCAGATGCGAGCATCGATTTCGGTGCCGTAACGGTCCACATTCGCATCGATGTGCAGGACGGTGGCACTTTGCGATGGAAGGCTGCGACGTTGGCCACTCGACAATTTCTTACTCAGAGTGATGGACAACCATTTTCCCGACTCGCTGCCACGCGTCCATTGCACCACGCCATTGCGAGACATCACCAGCACGGCACGCTTGTTTGTGAATTCCAGCCATTTCAAGATGGCGGCGGTCATCGACACGCCATAGCGATCGGCACAACCACCCAGCACATCCAGATCGATCGACGTTGATTTGATCTGCGCCTCAAAATCTGGGCGTGGCATGAGCAGGTACGAGGCAAATTCGTTTGCCTGGCTCTCCATCTGTCGCTCCGGTGAGCCCCAGTGCAAGGTGTCAGCCTCACTGCAATTGAACTCCCCATGCAGATGACGGTGCACCAGGTAGTGTCCCAGTTCATGTGCCAACGTGAACCGTATTCGGCCTGGCGAGGCAATCGACTGGTTGTAGATGATGGCCCAGTCGCCTTTGCCGGGCTGGCCGGAATTGAGGTTGAAAAGCGCACCCTCAAACTCAGCATTCAAGGACTCCCCTCGGATGGCAATCGGCTCGCCGGTCTGAAATTGTTCAGGAACTTGCTGGATGAGCATTTCGACATCGACGGGAAAACGATCCCCACCATGGACGGCATGAAATTTGTCGAGCAGTCTGGATAGGCGGCCAGCCCATGGAACCGGCCCTGGTACTGGCACGGTCATTTTTTCGTCTTTTTTAACGTATTCAGGATTTCCAGAAGTTGCTGTTTTGTCTCCGGTTCAAGTCCTTTGTAGTTCCGGAAAAATGCCTTATCAAAGGCATCCTGAGGTGTGTCGGCTTGTTCATCGTGGGCCAAAAACTCGGGCGTCACGTTAAGAACCGTGGCCAAACGTGCCACCTTGTCCATCGTTGGGTTGGCATCGTCGTTGTTTTCCAGTTCCCATAGATAACTCTTGCTCATCTCAGCAGCTGCAGCCAAAGCTTCCATACTTAATTTGAGGTCTTTTCGCAGTTTGCGGATTTTTTCGCCCAATGGGGTTGCCACGGTTTCTCCAGTATTTGTCGATTCGTCGATGGACGTACAGCCAGAATTCTGCCTGCACTCAAAAGACACATTATTTCGAACGAATCATAACCACTATGACAAAACAAGCATTTGCCATAGAATTCACCTAAACACCCGATATAACGAACGAATAAAAGTTGTTTTGTTGTACTTTGTGTTTTCCATGCAAGGTCTTAATCAGTTCACCGGCGCAGATGCCAAGCAAGAAAAGGGATGAGAAAAATGGCGGCTTTCAACTATCACCAACTCATATGCCAGGTGCCAGCGCGCACTTGGCAGTTTTACTTCGCATCACGCAAGGTCAGCTTGCCGGATGATCACGACTGGGCGATGCTTGCGGCGCAAATGGTTCCTGCCCTGATTAATGCTACCGATGCCATCGAAACTGATCTGCGCAGTCAGATCTACAGCGAGTTGCGGCGGGTGCATGCCTTGGCCAACCTGGCTGGCATGGACGCGTTGCGCAACAACGCCAGTCCAGATTGCGCCGTGCATGAAGATTTTCCGAAATTATCCAGCGATGCCGAGCGTGCCTTGTGGGTCATGGCCAACTGGCCGGAACTATTCATTGCAGCCGAGGCCATTTGCGGTGTCAATCAGAGGATTGGCAAGCGCGGCTGGAAACGCCTGCAGGTGCCACCGGCCGGCAACTTGTTTCGTGACATCGAAGATATTCGTGCCCTGGAGTTGGCACTGGCAACTGCCTTCACGCCGAGAAAGAGCACACCACGAGCCTGTCAGATCGATTCTCTGGATCGCCACCTTGATGGCGGATTGCAACTGGGAATCCTGATTGAAGACAACGCCCAGCGTCAGCTGGAATTCGGCGGGGACAACCGCACTCACTGGCGCGATGTGCGTCCGCCGATGGTCATGGATGTTGTGGTCTATCCAGCCAGCGGCATCATTGACTTCCTGGCACCGGGCGGCGCAAAAATCCAGAAAACAGTGCTCGAGCACCTGGGGAAGCATATTTTCAGGAAGGTGTTGCAGCCTCAGTCTATCAAGCAGCCGATGTTTTTCCTCAATCGACTGCGCGATGGTTTTGATCTGTCTGACGATAGCCAGGTCGATCTGGGTGCACACCGGATCGAGCACATTCGACTGTCGCAGGCCAAGGTTCGCGGCAATCGCGCCCCGCACTGCGACTACATCATCAAACCGCCTGGAGAGAAGGATGTCCCTGATGTGCTGGGCTGCCTCAAGACGCATCTGCTCGACCACAAGCTGATGGGCCAAGGCTTCAATATTGTGGATGCCGTCGTCACGCTTTACTTTCTGCCTGTCGCCATTGGCAAGGCCAGTCGAGTCCTGCACATCGAATTGAAGCAAAGCGGTATCAGCAATCTGCGATCCATGGACGAGGCGGATGCCAAGCTGGTCGAAGCACTGTTGTTGGCTTGGGGCATCATGCAGCCCGCACAGCCAGAGTCCACCAACTCGGTCGCCACTGAAGCACCTGCCGAGGCGCTGTCGTCATGACAGAAAATTCCGCGCTGAATGACCAGTCGCTGATTGAAATAAGCTGGTTGCTGGAGCAGGACGTGCCACACCTGGCACCAGATGCAGTTTGGCTGAGCGGAAAGCCCCAGCTCTATGCACACTTGGCCAAGATGGGCGTGCTGACTCTCAGCAAGGATGTGGCCATGAATGTGGTCTGCCGGGATTGCTGTAACGAAACTATCCGCCCACAGGAAAATCCCGCCGCTGGAAAAATTGGTAATGGCTACCGTGGGTATTGTCGGGATTGCGGTTGGATCGATTTGACACGGGAGCAGGCACACTTTTGGCAGGCACAGCCGTTAAAGATTGCCCGTTGGCTGGCCAGTGCCTTGCAATTAAACACGCGGTACGTCGTCGAGCCCGTCATCGATGGTGTGCTCTGGCGACTGGGCGAAATCGAGCATCGCCGCAAACGCCGAACCATATTTTTCGGGCGACGATTGTCGTCATCGGCAGACGTAGTTCAGGCAAAGCTGAAATCACTGGCGGCACCCGGCGCGGAAGTGATCATTACGACCAGCGACATCGGGCAGCTACGCAACTCCGTCTTGGCCGACCGATTGGTCGTTCCGCTGCGTGCGGTGGTACACATCCGAAAGGCCGGTCTCGTCATTGAAAACCTGGATGCCTACCTGATTGGTCCAGGACCAATTGAAACTTCTGACGAAACATCCCTACGGCTGATGCATACCCAACGGGCGGTGCTCGTTGATGGCCAAAAGCACAAACTTTCTCCGCAAGTCTTTCTCTTCCTGAAAGTTCTCGAAGACTCGGACGGTGACGAAGTACACAAGCGCCATATCGCCAGTGAACTTGGTGTTCCTGCGGCCACCTTCCGCACCGCCGACATTTTTAAACGACACAAAGCAGTGCTTGAAACCTTCGTTGAGTCAGACAACCAGGGTAACTACTGGTTGAAGCCGGATTTTGTAATTCTCGAGAGGGGGTGACTGACATAGAGACAAATCAACACCCCAAGAACCTAATCTTCTCCATCCTGAAAGGTCTTGAAATGAGCGGTAAAAATCAACATGTAGTCTCTCGCGAATCCGGCTGGGCCGTGCGCGGCGAAGGAAACCAGCGCGACACCTCGCACCACCGTACTCAGGCAGAAGCCGAACGTGCGGCCCGCGATATTGCGATCAACCAAAAAAGCGAAGTTCTGATCCACAGTGAGAACGGTCGTATCCGCGAGCGCAACAGCTACGGCAACGACCCGTTTCCGCCACCAGGCTGAAATCGCGACAGTCCCAACCTCTAGAAAGGTCCGGCACGTAAGTGACCGGGCCTTTTTTACGTCTGTCGTTAGCAAATCGGCGGTCATCAAGTCATTTGCTGCTTTTGCCCACGTTTTCTGTCCACCTTGCCCACCGGTTTGTCCACCCCTCGAATTAGAAACTGCACTCACGTTTTCGCAATCAATAGAAAGGACCAAAACGTGACTGTCAAACACCTTAACCAATCCCATCTGGCCGACCGATGGAACGTCAGCGAGGCCACGTTGGAGCGCTGGCGCACCGAGGGACTCGGGCCAATTTTTCTGAAACTGCAAGGTCGCGTACTGTATCGCGTCGAAGACGTGGAAACGTTCGAGACCGAAAGCCTGCGCAAAAGCACCTCAGAGCGTGTCGTCGCGGGAGGTACAGCATGAGCCACGCTATTCCCAACCAAGTTCTGGCAACACCAGTAGGTGATCTGGCCGATCAGTCCAGTGTGTCTTTGTTCAATCTCAAGAACGAAGCTGCTGACCGACTGGCCGAAGCCAAGGCCAACGTCGAACACATTGACCGTGCTCTCGATCTGAAATACCGCGAACGCGCCCACCGCATTCGTCTGGAGGCTGGCAAGGACTCTGGCATCGTTCACTTCGACGATGGACAAGTGAGCATCAGTGCTGATCTCCCTAAGAAAGTCGAGTGGGATCAGGCTCGATTGGCGGATATCACGCGTCGGATTGCAGAAAACGGCGATGACCCGGCCCAGTACGTCGAAATCAGCTACCGCGTGTCGGAGACCAAATACGGTGCCTGGCCTGAATCTCTCAAAAGTGCTTTCACTCTGGCACGCACTCTCAAAACTGGCAAGCCCGGTTTCCGGCTGGCCTTGGTTCAAGGAGAAAAAGCATGAGTCTCCCCATCATCACCGCCGACCAACGGCTGGCTGAGCAACGTGGTGTCAAAGGCGTTCTGGTCGGTAAAAGCGGCATCGGCAAGACATCCCAGTTGTGGACGCTCAACCCCATAGCGACCTTGTTCTTTGATCTCGAAGCAGGCGACCTCGCCGTCGAGGGCTGGGCTGGCGATACCGTGCGGCCTCGCACTTGGCAGGAATGCCGTGATTTTGCGGTCTTCATCGGCGGCCCCAACCCGGCATTGCGCGATGAGCAACCCTACAGCCAGGCGCATTTCGATGCAGTTTGCCAGCGGTTTGGCGATCCAGTGGCAATGGATAAGTACGGCACCGTGTTCGTTGATTCGATCACCGTCGCCGGTCGCTTATGCCTTCAGTGGTGCAAGGGGCAACCGCAGGCGTTTTCCGAAAAAACCGGAAAGCCCGACAGCCGTGGTGCCTATGGATTGATGGGCCAGGAAATGATTGGCTGGTTGACCCACCTTCAGCACACCCGGCGCAAGAACGTGTGGTTCGTCGGCATCCTGGACGAGAAGTTGGACGACTTCAACCGGCGCGTGTTTTCGCTGCAGGTCGACGGATCGAAAACTGGTCTCGAATTGCCCGGCATCGTGGATGAAGTGATCACCTTGGCAGAGGTCAAAGGTGATGACGGAGTCAGCTATCGCGCCTTCGTTTGCCACACGCTCAACAACTGGGGCTACCCGGCCAAGGACCGTTCCGGTCGGCTGAGTGCAGTGGAGGAACCCCATTTGGGGCATCTCATGGAAAAGATTGCAGGCCCCGCAAAGCCTGCAAGCGAGCGACTTGATTTCGCCCGCCACAACCCCGTTGCAACCCCCGAACTTATTTCCACCCTGGAGACTTGATATGACCTATTTCGATTTCAATTCCGCGTCCGAACAAACCTCTTTCGACCTGATTCCCAAAGGCACGCTGGTGCGCGTGCGTATGACCGTCAAGCCCGGTGGCCATGATGATGCAGCACAAGGGTGGACTGGTGGTTACGCCACCCGCAATGCCAGCACGGGCTCGGTCTACCTCAACTGCGAGTTCGTTGTGACGGACGGCGCTTATGCCCGTCGCAAGATGTGGTCGCTGATTGGACTGCACAGCCCCAAAGGGCCAGAGTGGGCGAGCATGGGCCGAACCTTTGTCAAGGCGATTCTCAATTCGGCACGCAACGTTCATCCGGGTGACAGCAGCCCCAGTGCACAGAATGCACGGCGTATCAGCGGGTTTTCTGACTTGGACGGTATCGAGTTTTTAGGCAAGGTTGATTGGGAAAAAGACCAGAACGGTGAGGACAAGAGCGTCATCAAGGCGGCCGTTACCCCTGACAACAAGGACTACACGGCAGCCATGGGTGATGCGCGTCAGTCGACAGCGCCAGCAGCACAGGCTTCTCCAACTCCCAATGCCTATGCGCAGGCCACCGGTCGCGCACCGGTGCCAGGTCGTCCGAGCTGGGCGCAGTAAGCGAGGGCCAGCACCATGATGCTTCGCCCCCGCCAAGCTTTGCTGGTTCAGCGCACCTTGAATGCGCTGAGCCAACACGGCAACACACTTGCTGTCGCGCCGACTGGCTCTGGCAAGACCATCATGCTGTCGGCGGTGGCTGGCAGCTTGTTGGCCGAACACGATGCCAAGGCCTGCATTCTGGCCCACCGTACCGAACTGACGCACCAAAATCGCACCAAGTTCACCCGGGTCAATCCGGGCCTGGCCACCTCGGTCGTTGATGCCAACGAGAAATCGTGGGCTGGCAATGCAACGTTCGCCATGGTCCAGACCCTCTCTCGGGGTTCCAACCTTGAGCAGATTCCAACGCTTGACTTGCTGGTTATTGACGAGGCCCACCATGCCGCGTCAGCGAGTTACCGCATGGTGATCGATCAGGTACTCAAGAAAAACCCCAAAGCAGGCATCTGCGGTCTGACGGCCACCCCAAACCGGGGTGATGACAAAGGACTGCGGGAGGTCTTTTCCAACGTCTCCGACCAGATCACCCTGGGCGAAATGATCGCCGCAGGCCACTTGGTGGCACCGCGCACTTTCGTGATCGACGTCGGCGCGCAAGCGGCTCTCGGACAGGTTCGCCGCACTGCCATTGACTTCGATATGGATGAGGTGGCATCGATTCTGAACAAGTCGCTCATCACTGAAGCCGTGATCGCGCATTGGAAGCAAAAGGCGTCGCAGCGAAAAACCATCATCTTTTGTTCCACGGTGGCCCACGCCAGTGATGTTTGTGATGCGTTTGTTGCATCCGGTGTGTGTGCCGTGCTGATTCATGGCGAGTTGTCAGATGGCGAACGCAAAGCACGCCTGAAAGACTACGAGACAGGTTCGGCCCAGGTGGTTGTCAATGTTGCGGTACTCACCGAGGGCTATGACTACACGCCAACAGCCTGTGTCGTACTGCTGCGGCCAAGCTCCTACAAATCCACCTTCATTCAAATGGTGGGGCGCGGCCTGCGCACCGTTGATCCAGAGGAATTTCCCGGCGTCATCAAGACCGATTGCATCGTGCTTGATTTCGGCACGGCCAGTTTGATGCATGGTGCGCTTGAGCAAGAGGTCAATCTGGATGGCCACCGGCACGACGGTGATGCCCCCACAAAGGACTGCCCGGACTGCGATGCGATCGTGCCACTGGCCTGCATGGAGTGCCCGTTGTGTGGTCACCTATGGGAGCGCGGCCCAGACAACGTTGGCGAGTTGTCGGACTTCATCATGAGCGAAATCGATCTCTTGAAACGATCGAACTTTCGCTGGTGCGATTTATTCGGCTGCGATGACGCGCTGATGGCCACGGGTTTCAATGCGTGGGGTGGCGTGTTCTTTCTCAATGGCTTGTGGCACGCCGTGGGCGGCGTGAAGTCGCTGCGACCCAGGCTGCTTGCGGTGGGTGAGCGCACCGTGTGCATGGCCAAAGCGGACGACTGGCTCAATAACAACGAATCGGCCGATTCCGCCTACAAGACCAGGCGCTGGCTCAACGAGCCTCCCACGGCAAAGCAGCTAAGTTTTCTGCCGGAGTCCATGCGCGCCGATTTCGGTCTGACGCGCTACCAGGCATCGGCGCTGCTGTCCTTTCAATTCAACAAGGCGCAGATCCAACGTCTGGTCGTGGCGGCCAACGATGCCTACCGGGAGGCCGCGTGAAATGCGCGGTTTGCTCCCGCCAGGCCAAGGGCCTGGGATGGTTCAACGCCAGGCTCAAGCGCAACGATCCGGCCAGGTACTCGGACCGATGGGTGTTCTGTTCCATGGCGTGCCAGAACGCTTTTTCTCAAATCATGAACAAAACGGAGGGACACATGATAGATCCCACTGACATGGAAGTTGCAGCAATGCAGTCCTGCCTATCCCCCTTGGGTGAATACGTAGGCGAAATCGGAATGGGTCGTCCACTGGCTGACTACAGTCGTGAGGAAGTCATGGCTCTGGTTGAGGTGGTTGTCAGTGCCTACCAGGCAAGCATGCTGGCGGAGCATGAACGAATGGCAGCAAGGGATCGCGTCTTTCTGGAACAGCGGCTGATTCAGCAGGCCACCATGGCAACCCAGCAGGCGAGAGCCTGATGCTGGACTTCAACCATAGACCCAAACTCAATGAGCGCATTGCCGCGTTGATTGATGCCGCGCTGACGCTTGAACGACAAACCGAGGTACCTCGCAACTATCTCGGTGCTTCGCGCCTCGGTGTTGCCTGTGAGCGCGCACTGCAGTTCGAATACACAAAAACGCCGGTTGACGACGGACGCGATTTCTCGGGGCGCTTGCTGCGAATCTTCGAGGTAGGGCACACCCTGGAAGACCTGGCGATACGTTGGCTGCGCCAGGCAGGATTCGATCTGTACACACGCAAAGCCCAGGGTGGTCAGTTCGGCTTCTCGGTGGCGGATGGGCGCATCAGGGGCCACGTCGACGGCATTTTGAACGCTGGCCCTGTTGACCTTGTTGCATTAGGTATGGGCTACCCCGCGATCTGGGAGTTCAAGACCATGAACGATAAGTCCTGGCGCGACACCGTCAAGCACGGTGTGGCCAAGTCAAAACCGGTCTATGCCGCACAAGTGGCGATCTACCAAGCCTACATGGAGGCCAGTGTCCCGGGTGTCTCTAGCAACCCGGCACTGTTCACGGCGATCAACAAGGACACGCAGGAACTTTTGTTTGAGCTGCTACCGTTTGATGGCGGCCTGGCACAGCGCATGTCCGATCGTGGTGTGCGCGTAATCACTGCCACCAGTGCTGGTGAAGTCCTTGCGCGCCACACGACCACACCCACCCATTTGGAATGCAAGTTTTGCGCGTGGCAGGACCGCTGTTGGGAGCCTGTATGACAGGAGAAAACTGTGCGTGGTTAGATTTCAACAGCGCACCGGAGCAACGTGTCGATCTGATGGCCGACACCGAGGTGCTGCGAACCGCATTGCTGGACCGACTTGAGTCGGCACTTGAGCACCTGTTTTCGCAAGGTCGAATCCGGGGCAACAAGTTCTATGTGGGTGACGTCGACGGCTCATCGGGTAAGAGTCTGGTCGTGGAACTCGAGGGGACCCGTCGCGGACTTTGGAAGGACTTCTCCAGCGACGATGGTGGCGACATCATTGATCTTTGGGCCATGTCTCAGGGGCTGACAGCACGTCATGACTTCGTGCGCGTCGTGGAGGAAATTCGGCAGTGGTCGGGTATCGGGCTGCCGGTTTCGCGATCGATTCCTCGGGATGGACGCAGTGTGCCCATCGATGCGTTGGGCCCCTACTCAGCCAAGTGGGACTACTGCTCGGCGCAAGGAGAGTTGATCGCTTGCGTCTACCGGTACGACCCACCCACGGGCAAGGAATACCGACCATGGGACGTTCGCGCCCGAATGTGGCGCGCGCCCGATCCCAGACCTCTGTACAACCTGCCAGCCATTTTTGCATCACGGTCCGTCGTCTTGGTCGAAGGTGAAAAGTGTGCCGACGCACTGATCGGACTGGGCATCGCCGCGACGACGGCCATGAATGGTGCCAAAGCACCGATCGACAAGACCGACTGGAGTCCACTCAAGGGCAAAGATGTTCTGATCTGGCCCGATCGAGACGCACCAGGCTGGGAATATGCCGAAAACGCAGCACGCGCCTGCTCAGCAGCTGGCTGTGCATCGGTGGCTATTCTGATCCCACCCACCGACAAGCCTGACAAGTGGGACGGCGCCGACGGTGTTGCTGAGGGCTTTGACTGCGCTACGTTTGTCACCAAAGGCGAGCGGCGGGTTGTGAAAGCTGCGGCGGCATTGCTGCCGTACTTTTCGCTGGGACAATTCCTCGATGACGACTCGCCATTGCCGCCTGACATCATTGCACCGCGTGTGCTCACGATTGCCGGACTGCTGGTTTTTGGTGGCGCACCCAAGGTGGGCAAAAGTGACTTTCTGCTGTCCTGGCTGACACACATGGCTGCGGGGGCCACTTTTTTGGGCATGCGCCCGAGCCGACCTTTGCGAGTTTTCTACTTGCAGGCTGAGGTGCAGTACCACTACTTGCGTGAACGCATTAAGTCGATTGACCTGCCAGCGCACCGGCTCAAGGATGCCAGAGACAACTTCGTGGCTACGCCGCAGTTG